CCGTAGCCATAATCTGTGCCGGTTGCTTTGTTATTGATGCGGACAAGCTGACCAACACTTTCGGCGTCAAACGGCGAGAACCCGGAAGCTATTATGCCAATATCTACGCCAGTTGTCGCCGCCGGTTTTAGCGACAGAGCGGTATTGGTATTACTGTTTTGCCACGGGCCATTCGACCAATTGACCTCGACCAAACTCCATTTGGTATTACCCCCGCGAAGGAGCTTGTAACTCCGATAGGCGCCGTGGAACAGGTAGAGAATGTCGGCTGATTGCGGACCCTCGATTTGAAATAGGTCCGCCGTCGAATATGGCGAACCTATCTCCAGGGCCGCGTTCTGGATAATCGATACATCGTCAATATCGATCGTCTGGTTTTCATGCACTCTAAACTGGAGGAAGAAGTTGCCACCGGGAACGAATGGGTGACAGTGATAGCCCGGCTGGAATTCGACGTTATCGACGATATCGGCCAATTGGGTCGCCGTGCCGATACGGAGACTCATGTTATCCTGGGGGTTACCGACAAATCGGAACTTGAGGATGTGTTCTTTGTTGATGTCAGCGGTTGGAACGACGACTTGTTGCTCGGCGACGGCATTGTCGGAATCAGAGGTGCCGTTGAGCGTCAGGCGATTGTCGGTAGAATTGTGGCTTATGGAAGACGAGGCATCCGACTGGTCGCTCCAGGCGCTGATGTCGTTGGTGAAGTCACCGTTTTGAACCTGGGTGCCGATATCCTCGGCCACGATCTGCCCCTGATTCCTGAAAAACCGGACATAGCCATTGCCGAATTCAAGGATGTACGCTTGTTTAGTGCTAAACTCGAACCGTTTCAACCGCGTCTTTACTGAACTGTCCTTGACCTCGGCCACGAATCTGGACCCCGGTCGGCGCATGGCGCCGCCCTCGGCAAGTGGGATAAAGTTCAGCATCTCTTCAACAGCATTCTGATATTTGTTGAAGTCGGCGCGCCCTAGCATGCGCGCGCTCAGTTCACCCGCATTGAATTGAGGCTGGTAGGGGTTGAGGGTCGTCATTAACGCGCCCTATCATCGACCCAAAAACCTTCGGGTTGTTGCTCAGGTAGGTCTTCTTGGGCGTCCATCGACTTAGCGTGGGATAGGGAACCTTCACTGTCTTTTTCCAGACGGTCCCTAATCGCCTTCCCGGTCTTGATCGGGGTCGACATCTGCTTGGCAAGTTCCCATGCCAGCGCCTCGCGAAAGTCGACAGTCATGACATTGGCATCGGTGACGACTTTGATATATCGGATGTAAAATTCTTCGGCGCTGGTGTGGTAGCCTTCGTTCTCCAACAGGAAATCGACAACTCCCCGAGACTGATCGTTATCCCAGGCGGCAAGACCTTTTAGCCAATCGGCAGGTCGAGCGTAAATATAATTGAAGATGCTGATGTCGCTGGTACCGCTTCGCGCCAGTTGCGCTCGGGTGATGGCGAAGTTCCATTTACCGGAGCGAAGCATACGGTCGCGAACGTCGTTGAAAAGGTCGTCCGCGATATTGGCGCTCACCGAGCCATCGGTGCGGTTGACGATCCTGGTTGCTCCGAGCTTGCGTAAAGCGGAGTTGATGATCCCGGTTTCAGAAGCCATAAAGTATCCTTAATGGCTACGCCGTCATACGCTCCTGTTTCACATCCGATTGGATGATACTCCAAGCTAAGTCCCGATCATCCGACGAACAAGTGAAGCCGGTGAAAGGTTGGAGAAGGCGCGCGTCGGGTAGCCCATGTTGAGTGTAGAAATCCCGGTTACTCTGATCGGGGTACTTCTCCATGAAGCGACGCATGCCGCTGATAACGATTTCGGCTCGACGATCGGGATCGGATGGTTCCCTGTCCTTGGGCTGGGGCTTTGAGACGTCCCATCTACCAATCCGTGTCATCGTGACCTTATTGCCTTCAATACTGTGGACTCGAAACCACGCCAGTGCCGGTGTGTCTGACCGGATATCCGCCGTTATCCTAATGTAGTCCAGGCGGCGAAGCCTGTCGTGGACGTGGTCGAAATAGCCGGGCGATTCTACTTCCTCGATCGTGTTGTTAGTCATGTAAGCAAAATCGACACCATTAACGTGCAAGTCCTGATATCTCATTACCATTGGCTTATAACCTCTCCCTATCAGCTTCTGAAATCTCGTCGTTATTTTGCCTCCATTCGTCGGCAAACGCAACTTCTTGCCAGTCCTTTAGCCACGGACCACCTCTGGTCAGGTGAACGATCGCAGGGTCCAGATATTTGGACGAGTATCCCTCCAACCAATTCCAATGAACTGGAAGCTCTCCGATGTACGTCTCCGGCGGGTTTCCACCGATCCAGTTAAACCCGTGGAGCCAGCGTCCAGGTTTAGTGTTGACGTCGTCTAAAGATAGATTGCGATGCTCCTTATGACTGCAATTTATCATCATCATGGACGACCAGTTCTTTCTATTATATGGCTCCTGGGCGTCTCCCATCATCTTCGTCTCACCCTTGGCGATCTTTTGCATATGCTTGACGCACATCAGGGCGTACTTGTCGTCACGAAACCCCCAAAGCTCGTTGAGATCGTGCCGGATTATCATGTCACAGTCCATGTAGACCGCCCACCCGTGGCGGGCCATCAGGAACGGGACAAGAAACCGCGTGAAGGTGAAGGCGGTGGAGAAGGGTTTGTCGTCTTCGCTGTCTCGAATGACCCCAGCGGGGTCAATATAAGATGATCGCCGGTACAATCCCATGTGACGCAGATCGTCTTGGACAAGTGGAGTGACGCTTGCATTAGGGGTGTGTTTGAGAATTGTATGTCGGGCCACGCAGTAAGCATCATGCTCTCTTATGTCATAACCGATATAAATGGGGATCATTTGTTGCGATCTCCAATTCTGAGGGTTGGATTGGGTCTGATAATTTCAGATTTGCGGGGTTTCTCTGGGGTGTGCCGCTCTGGGCTGTAGCCCTTGTCCTTGCGCTTATCACCCTTGAGGTGGTCGATGTAACCGCCGAGAGGAGAGCCGACCCAACAATGCCGCTTACCCTTGGGCGTCATGTTATAACAATTCATTCCAGTTTTTTCAAGAATTTGACGGACGTGGTCGAAGACGAAACTGTTGTGCCATTCGCGCAGAGTGAAGACTAGATCGTTCTGGTACATCTTAGCCCAGTCTTCTGTCAGCCGCTTGGCCTCGGGGAGTTTGAACCCGACAAACCCGCATTCCGAGTGGTAGCCACCGACACGGCCTAAATAAACACAACACGCCTTCTTTGGAAACAAGCTCTCGACGAACCCATCCGGTACTTTCTTGAAGATAATGCAGTCGGCATCGTGCCATACCAAGGTGCCGTGGCCCATCTTCTGGGCGGCGTGGCGGACATAGAACGGAATGCGGGCGAACTTTACTGCGTCGTAACGGAAGTTATAACCGGCATTGGCAAGCTTGGCTTTCCAGACGAACCCCGGTTTTTGGACTGCACCAGTAGCATAGTAATCGTTTTTATATGCATCGAGGAATTGCTGGAGGTCCGTAAGCTGGAAGATATTAATTTGCTCGACCCAGTCAAGCTCGGGGCGCTCCTCCTCGACATAGGCAATCCATTTGACGTTCTTGTCGCGCCAATTTTCCTTGACGCTTGCCATGAAGCGTTGAGCATACCGGGTCCAGCCGTCTGGCGACCATCCTGTAATGATTGTTACCACCAGCCTGGACCTCCTTTCATTTTGATTACAGTATTGGTGATGAAACCCTGATCGATGTATAGCAAAAAATAGATGAGTCGGGCTACTTCTATGGCTTGCAGATATCGCTTCTTAGGGTGTTTCTTGCGCCGCATCTCCAGAGCCTTAATCCCTTCGTTATTCCGACGTCGGGTCATGCCACTATCCATGATAATCGTCGGCGCGATACAAACAATCTGCTGGTCTTGTATGATCCTGGCGTTCCTGACGTAATTGTGGATTCCGGCCTTGGCGGCGGCGTAGGTCTGGTCGTAGCTACCCGCTTCGCCCGCCTTGGAGCCTATAACGCAAATGCGAGCGTGGGGGTCGTGTTCCAATAGATACTCACAAGCAGTGATTACGTTCACCATATTAACAAACAAGCTCTCAGCGATCTCATCGCCGGTCTGTTCGGATAGCGGTTTGTTATAAAGCACCCCCGCCGCAAATACATAACGATGCGCGTCGCCAATGATCGGCTTTTCATAATCAAACCAGACGGCGCCACTATCCGCCGGTAGGAGCTTGATCAATTCCTGAATGATAGTTGTTCTTATGCCGGTGACCAGTATGGGATTAGCGATCATGTAAAAAATTGCTCCCAACAATTACGACCGTACAGCGTCCAATATTTATCATTCATGACTTCCCGCTTGTCGACAAAATCACAGGTGTACATGATAGCTTTACTGTCCATCAATAACTTCTGGAAATCCTCGGCCAAGTCGTTTGGCACTTTGGCCGTCAAGATCATGAAATCAGTTTTCTTAGGTATATCGAGGTGGACTTCTTTTTGGGTTTCAGGTGTTGCAGGTTTCTGCGGTTCTTGAATATCGGGCATAATATCGGGCGTAATATCGGGCGTTTGCCCTTGTTCCCCCTCGTAGTTCTCGGCCCATTCGGTGACGGCCAGCATCATATACATCTCGTCACCCTTGTCCTCCTCCTTGTGGTCACTAACCTCAAACGCGCTCAATATCGAAAACGTAAAGTCCCTCATATCCTTGAAACTCAGGCCGAGAATTACGGCCTTCAGGCTACTTAGATTGTACATCGATAATCTCCCTTACTCTCATCGCCGCCGAAAAGATCGCGTCGATCTTGCCCGGCTGTACTTGAATGAACCGTCCTTCGTTCCGCACGATGCACTGGCGGCTGTCGGCCCGGCTTGGCGGAACTCCTCTGATCGAGGTGACGTACCCTTTCCATGTCCATTTATCATTAAACCAAGGGACGTAGCTTTTGATGACACTCTCCATCGCCGTTTGGTTCTCTTTAATCTCCTCAAGAGATTGCTCTTTGATAATGGTCGCCGCCTCTTTATACGTCTCTGCCTTCACTATCGGCGTGTACTCGACAGCCGTCAGCGAAACGCCACCATCCCACCAAGGGTAGATGGAAGCGAATGGCCCATCCATGATTGTGATCGCCATCTCGGGGCCATCGTAGAGGTGCATGATACACGGCTCGTATAAAGCAATCCCTTCGGACCCGAAGGCGCCGAATGTGCAATCGATCGTCCAGTCCCACTCGTCGCCGAATACCGGCTGGACATTGGTATTCAGTTCCGCATTATCCTTCAATGTTTCCTCGAACATCCGCTTTGCCATACCCTGCTGGATCAATCCTTCGGGACACTGTACCGCCCCCTCCAAGCTGGTCAGGTAATGGGCGGCGGGGTTGATTTCAAAGAACGGCGACCCACTGTCGCGGAGAACACTGAGATAGGACTGATAGTCGATCAAGCTGGTGTCGGCGATGGCGTAGATATTGTATTTTACCGGCGTGACGAGTAACGGATAAACCTCTTGGAAAAGCTCGTGACCAATCAGGGATGCCTGTCGCGTCTTGGCGCACCGAGGATAGTGAAATCCCAGATGAAGCCGCGATTGGTTGTTGGACGATGCCCCGCTGAAGAGGCTGTCGTTTTTCTCGAAGATGGTGATGTCGTAGCCGAGAGCTTTGAGGGTTAACCCGATGTGGCACCCGTACCAACCTCCCCCAATGATCCTAATCTTCATGCTTTATGCTCCCATACTGATCGGAAACACTTCCAACTCCGGCCCACATTCAACTCCACCAAATGGAATGACTGTGCCATCTCCTCAATCTGGTTGGCTCCCTTTCTCAAGTCGACGATGATCGTACCACCCGGTCTGAGGCTTCTCTTCGCCAAATTCATATAGGTATGTATCGGGTAGTGGAACCCCCAACTTTTGAGACTGATAATCAGATCGGCTGGGATGGTCAGTCTCGGGTTGGCCATGTAGCCAATGGCTTTACACATCCCCAGCATCTTCACTTTCCCGACTGCGTGGTTTACGTTTTCCCACGGCTTTGTTCCCTCTGGGTTCCACCCCATCTGACTACGGCACTTACTGTTACCGTCCATCAGGTGAACTTCAATAGGGCGCAGAGATGGAACGAGGCGTTTGTGTATAAGGCCCGAGCCACAACCGATATCGAGAACGCTGATAGGCTTACCGCACCAGTTGGCGATGTCATACCAGTCCTTCGCTTTATTCTCTTCGCTCATTTCTCGCCTTCCATCGAAGAACAAACCCGCACGTCCACCCCCTCGAAATTCCTGGCATTGATCTTCTTTCGCCACCAACCGCGATCCTTGATTGTCAAATGACAATTCCTACCATCCGGTAGATGCTTCCGTGCCAGACCGGTATGAACTGCGAAGAAGGCGAATTTGAGGGCATAGGAGAAGACGTGGTCGATAACCTCGTCCAAATATTTCTCCTCAATATGCTCCAGCATGTCAATACAGAGAACCCCATCGAATAGCTGACCTTCTGGCGGAGGCAACTCGAATTCAGGAACTGCCGGATCATACATCGTCGGCATGCCCGACAACCACCCAGTCCAGCCGGTTTGTTCTCGCTTCGATTTGTACTGTTCTCCCTTTCCGCATCCGTAGTCGAGGAGCGTTTCGGCGGCGTGGCGCTGGATCATCTCGCCAATCTCAGTGCGCCAACTACAGGTGGACAGCCCCTTAAAGAAATTACCCCTGGCATGGAGAAACTTATACTGTTGAAGATTCCGGTCCTTATCGCTCAAGGAAATGAAATCAGGAGATGTCAGGAGCGCCTTGGGCGTCTGTTCGAGGATCAACCCCCAAGCATAACCGTTCTTCATCTCGTCCGGCGTGAACTGGCAGTAGGCGATGTCGCAGAAGAACTGGTGCCGCTCGGCGTCACTGGGATGCCAGGGATCGGAAATCCTCCACGTCAGCTCATTGTGATCGTCGCACCTGGACATGGTCTTGGCGATGCTGTCCCCGACTGTGAGGATGGGGACGCCAGAAATCAGGGCGTCGAGGGCGGCGTTTGACCCCCAGGTGACCAAAGCCCAGCAGTTCTCCAACTCCTTCCATATCCGATCTCGGGGGTTTGACATGCGGGAGAGCGCCTTCCCCATCATCGGCCGCACCTTATCCGAGTGTCTGACGGCGAAGCTGGGCTTGGCCCTATACACCGTAGGCCCGGTCCAGCCGTCCTTCAGGCGTCTCAGGAGGCCGTGGTAATAATTGTGGACAGGGCCGCGCACCTGATGGAAGTCATGGAATTTCTGGCTCGATCCGGCGACGAGGACATGCTTGCCCTCCTTGTTATCGTCCCTCCACGGCTGGAGCTTGATACCCCACTTCTCGAAGCGATCCGAGGGCCGCCCGCACCGGAAATATTGATGGGGATAGAAGCCGTCCACGCTCAAGCGCCATAGGTTCTTCATTCCCTTCTCGCCCAGCCCGATGGGCCGGAAGTGGGGCTTGTCGAGAAACATGATCTGCCTAGACTGCTTCAGGTAGGCCTCGCTGATCCGGCGGGACGATCCCTTGCAACCGAAGACGATGGCGAGATCGCAATCCTGTTGGACGCCCTCGAACTCGCCGGAGGGCATCATGTCGATGGTATCGCCGTGCTGGAGCGCCCCTTTGCGAAGAGCCTCGAAGAGTTTCTTCTCACGCTCCTTGGCCCGCCCTATCTTGTGCTTCGGCTTGATAGTGCTGTCGCTCTCATGGGCCACATAAAAAATACATTTCATCGCCGCCACCTCCAATTCTCAAACCCTTTGGTTCGCGTTGTCTCTGCCTCGTATTTTTGAAAATCGTAGCCACGCAAAAAAGCGTCGAGGCCAATGTGGTCCGAGCTTCCGAGATTAATCTCAATCTGTACAGAGCGGAGCTGTGGATTTTCCAACGTCTCTGCCATCCCCGCCATGACTCTCGGCTCGTCGCCATCGACATCGACCTTGATATGCGTTGGCCTCAAATTCAGGTCATCGATCCTGATTTCCCACGATCCCTGCAAATGATCGGGCTTTGATTTTGTGCGACGGTGTATCTGGTGACCGGAGTGGCCGAGGATCAGACGGCCAACCTTTAACTGGGCCGGTCCAGTCTCGTCCGAGGCGGCGAGGGGATAAGCCCAGATTTGACCACTCATTCGATTAGCCTGAATATTCTGGTTTAATCGGGCGAAGTTCTGGCTTTCAGGCTCCAATGCCAACGCCCGGCAATCCATCACCACGGCGGCGAAGAGGGAATAAACGCCGACGTTGGCTCCGACATCGATGAGATTGTCTTCCGGCTCAGTCATTGTCCTCAACCACGCGATTGTGCCTTTCTCTTTTCTCCACATCGAGGTTGCCCGCTTCTTGGAGATACCCCCGCCGACGATGAAATTGATGGTCTTGCCGGTGACCGGGTCTTTCTCTTCATGTCTCACCCTCATCCTCCCACAGTTCTGGATGCCGTTTGATGTTGATCTTCTTCACCTTCTTCCTCGTCGGGCTTTTCTTGAACTGCCGCTCCTCGCCGCCGACATTCTTCCGGTGACCCTTTGTCAGCGGCTCCATCTGGGCGTTCATCTTGCGCTTGTTCTTGGAGCGCATGAGATTAAGGGTAACGGTGTTGCGCCACTCCCCCTCCGGCCCCTTGAAGGTCGACACCTGATGCCAGCTATCATCATTCTTCAGCATCCAGACGCCTCTGTTTATCTTCCACGGCACAGGCGTCCACGGCCCTTCTTCGGTCGGGGCAAACTCGGTTGGGCCGGGAATGCCAGAATGATAGATGACGATGGACAGCACCTTCACATTGCTGTCGGTGTGCGGGAAGAGGTAGCCGGTGTTGGTGGGTAGGGCCGAGAACTCCATGCGTCCGCCATCGGCCCTGATATCGAAGACCTCCTTACCCCACTCTATGAACTTGTCGCCCGCGATCCAGCGGAAGAATGGAAGCCACGGCCCGAGGTTGGGCCGGAAATCCTCCTTGCCACGATTCAGGTTCCACTTCTCGTGACCGTAGCCAGACGGTTTCGGCATCATCTTGTTGAAGACCTCGACCGGCGGGAAGTAATTCAGGAGATCGGCATCGAGGAGTAAATCATCGATGTAGCCATAGGCGAACGGCTTGGTCTGGAGAGTTACAACGTCTCTGGAAAGCATTCGAGCCTCACTTTGAAGTTGTCACAAACGAGATTGATGATGTCTCTCTCCGCATCATAGTCGTGATACTTCCTCGTCAGCTTCAGATCGCGGAAGCATGACAAGTAGTGCGTGTTATCCCTGTTGACGATGTTGTCGAAGCCGAAGATGGTGATCTCATCATAACCTTTCTTACAGGCCATGATCACCGCCGCCGTTCCCCTACTCAGATGTATGGCACGGTCCTTCCTCTTTATGTTCTGGTACGCGGTAAGGTAGTCCTTGTCCGGCCCAGTCTTCTTGTCGTAACTCCAAGGCCTCACCTCCTCCGACTCGAACCGGGGATCAAGGTGTAGCCGCTTACGCCCAGTCTCGGTGAACATCAGGATGTCGGTGCGCTCACCGAAATCTTCTGGGTCCATAGCGACGATGGCATCGTCGGGGTCTTTGGCAAAGCGCAGAACATCGAGGTGGCTGTCGATGTAGCCGCCGAGGTCTTGTCCGATCATGGACATACCATGCCCTACCAGTGCGATGTCCTTCATGCGAAGAATCCGTTGTGCTTGAACCAAAACCACGGCTCGCCCTTCGACATCTCAATGGGGTTCCACTGCCAGTATCCGACATTGTTCAGCCATTGCCGCCGGAGTTGCTCGTCTGGGAAGAAGGGGTCTTCGATATTTGAAATATCTTTTTCACAGACCGGTCGTCCGATACCAGTATCAATAATAGCCGGAACACCCGCTACCACCCCTTCACAAGATACATTGGAGTGGTGGGTGACAATACAGTGAGCGCCCTGTAATAGCCCTTCAAGGCGTTCTTCGCGTGGGCTATATCTTGTTTCATCAAGTCCCTCCGTTCCTCTGTGTTCCGGCTTGGGCCGATAGACCACAGGTCGATCTGTAAATTGTCGTATTTTTGCAAGCGTCGCCTTCTCCCATTCGAGCCACCCGAGGTCGTAGGAATGGGCGCTCTTCCGGCTCATTCCCGCAAGGATGATATAGTCTCCGTACCGTCTAGGCTGGAGGCCCGGTACATGTTTATCGATCCGATCCGGGGGACATTCCACGTCCATAACCCTGTCACATGGGTGACGTTGATCAACAGTGAAACGGTGGAACTCCGACTGTCGGGCCTTCCCCTTCTCTCGCCTTCCCCAGTAACCGAGATCGATAAATAAGGCATGTTTCCCTGCGATGGTATAATCATTAAAAATCTCTCTTTTTCCATCCTTTAATCCATAGAAGACAGCCACATCAGCGGACGCTCGACCATCATGCTGATAGGCGAAAACCGTCGAGCATGTGTCGCCCATCAGCTTGATACCTTCAGCCATCGCATCGCAGATCATTATCGATCTCGCCCCCGGCTCTCTGTAAATCAATGCGTGGATAACAGCCTCTCTCTCAAGAACTCCCAAGCGGACCCATTCGCCATCTCGTCCCGGTTCCATTGCCAGTACGAAAGACCGGAAAGAAACTGGGCCAGGAAGGTCTTGCTGGGGAAGAACGGCTTCTCGATCAGACCGCCTTCTGGGCAGATGTTCTGGCACGGCCCATCGGTGACCATGCCCGGCACCCCGGCGATCAGGCCGTCGATGGCAACATTGCTATGGTGGCTGACCGTCAGGTGACACCCCCACAGGCACTGGCCGAGGGTCTTCTCCCTTGCGTCAACGCAACCCGGCACACTGGGCGCATCGTCCCAGCTTGGCTTGGGCTTACACAGGATCGTCCGCTTGGTAACCCGTCTCAATTCCTTGGCCGTCCTGATCTCCCACTCGTTGGCCTTCAGCCCGGCCTTGCGGGCTTGATTGGGCGACATGCCCGCCAGCAAGATGTGCGATCCTTTGTAGTGTTTCTGTGGATCGATGCGGTGATGCTTCCACCGATCAACCTTGTGGCCCTCCCTCATTACATCGTCCGGCGTTGGGTGGAGGCCGTTGATGGCAAAACGGTGATAGCCATTATAGTGATCGGTGCCGGGAGGTCGGTGACCGAAGTAGCCCCTATCAATATAGATGACATGCTTCCCCGCCTTCAGGTAGTCGGCCATGATCTCCTTGCACCGGCCCTTGAAGGCGTAGAAGAGAGCAACATCACCAATCGGGCGGTTGTAGATCGGCGTCGGCGAAATCACTGGGCTGTCTCCTGCGGTCTTGATACCGCGAGCTATTGCCGCCCCAAGCACCTTGGATCGAGTGTCGGTTCTGGTATAGATGTCGATCAACAACCGAGCCACTTCAACGCCCCCCCGCTCTCGATCTCTTCCCTCGTCCACTGCGCCCACGCCAGTCGCCGGAAAGCGGCCTCCCGGTCTGTATGGGTCGGCTCCAAGATTTTATCGACGCCATTGATCGCGGCCCCGGCCATGATGTGATGCGGCCCCATGTAATAAGCCGGAACGCCCTCTAAAAGCGCCCTGGTCGCCATATTGGATGTCCAGACCACCACGCCCTTCAAGAGCGGCCAAAGTTCCTCCAACGCCCTCTGGTTCTGATGGCGGGAAGGAGGATCACGCATTTCGATATGGCACCCCGTCGTCTTCATCAGCATATCCCGCATTCCCTCCATGAACTCCGGTGGCATCGCCATTCCAGGCGCTCCCAGGCCGCGTTGAGCGCAAAGAAGTATCCAGTCGCCGGTCTTGCGCCATGAGTGGAGGTCGACCTCCATCCTCGCCCACCGCTCAGGCCCACCATAGGGCGTGTAACCGGAACCGTTGTGGCCGGTGCGGGATAGCGCCGTGTACTTCCGACCCGCGCTATCGGGACTGATGTAGGCGTTCTCGGCTACAAGGACGCCGTTCATCTCAGCCTCAAATTCATCAGCCAGTTTTCCGCCTTCTCGATAGCGGTTCCAAATCACCAGCATATCGGCCATCACCGGCTTGTGATTGACGGTATAGCCGAGCTTCAGGAACCCATCACGAAACATTTCAAATCGTTTCAAGGGCCACCGCTCGGCCAAGATAGTTACACTACGGCCCACCAAGAATCTTCTTCGTCCAGCCACTCATAGAACTGACATAAGGATGCATCCATTTATCTTTCTCAATCACCCCTCGCATCACGCCGAGCGTGTTCATATTGTCCTGAAATGTAGTCGCATAAATGCCATCAGCGTATGGTCCCGGCTCCAGCGGGACGCCGCACAGAACAACCCGCTCATATCCCATCAGGAGAGCAACCTTCGCCGCACCCCAAGCTGAGGAACCGGACCCCATCACCATCGGCCACCAATAATCTACCCACGGATAATCTTCTTTGCTTCTGGTCGCACCCGGCTGGCCGCTATGCCAAGGAGCGTCGCTCATGGCGATATCCCGCCAATACTGGATGTTGTCCCTGTCGAGAGAGAAGTTCATGTCAGTCTTGATGAACTGAGAGGAACGGTTAGCGCCCATGACGTTGAACATCTTCCCCGTCTGCATGACTTTGTTCCTGGCCCGCATAAAGTCATCCATCAACGATTGCCCCATACCGGTAACGATACAGTACGTCTTCTTAAATTCCACCTTTACAGGTGGCTCATGCTTACGGAGTTCAGGAGGGATGTTTACCATAATGTTTCATCAACGTATCGAATGAGGATTTGCCGTGCAAAGTGCCGTTAACATTGCACTGGGAGCAGGGGTGCATCGAACGATCGCCTTCCGCCAAGGGGAGCCTAATCTTTTTCATCTGGTCGCTCATCCAAATATCCTTGATATGTGAGTGGCAGATATTACCGACGATAAGGTTGCGGCCCCAGTCGTTAGCGCAAAAGAGAACGTCGCCATTCCAATCGATGAACATCTTATAAAAAGTGTAATGGCATCGCTTCTCCAACGCCTTCTTCTTAGGGTTCATAATGCCGGAACGATTGTTGATAATCAGACCGTAGTTATCATCGGGATCGAAGTGCGGGCGAAGGATATAATTATGGCGCCCCGCTTCTCTGAACATTTTAATGAAATGGCTGATCTGGCGCTTGTTGTCATATAAATTGACGTACATCTCAGTCAGTCCAGCCTCGAAGACCCGCTGAATATTGGCGACTGTCAACGGGTCGCCGTTGGTGTTCATTTCGATGATATTATTAGGGAGCCAACTACGAAAATTACTAATGTGGCCCGCAACCTCCTTATTCAGCATCGGCTCCCCGTAGCCACTCATGGAGATGCGGCCCCGGTAATCGATCTGCCGGAGTTGCGCGCCGATGATCGACACTATTTGATTGCTCATCTTCCAATCATAGCGATTAGGGTAAATCTTCGGTTTGGCGTGAGGACAGAAGTGGCACTTCCGGTTACACCCGTCAATGATGTTGACCTCAACCGACACCAAGCTTGACATCGGGTCGTTGTTCCATTTGGTCTTACCGATATGGGCGTCTTCCTGGCGTAGGCGGTGGTCGAGAAAAGTCTTTGCCCCAGGCGGGCGAGTACGATCAGCCATTATCTCAACTCCGGTCCACAGGCCCAACCAACCAGGGATTTTCTAGCGCCGCGCGTGACCAACGTGATCCGGTGGCACATCATGGCATCGAAGATGATCATCTCGCCACGCGCTAGATCGATGACTTCCGGCTTGGGTGCGTACATAACCTCAAACTGCCCGCCCTCGTATTCGCTAGGGTCTGAAAGATTAACAGTGAAAGAAAGTTTGCGTGGGGCATGTTCCGGTGACCCCGCCCTGTCGATATGCCAGTCGAAGAAATCACCTTCTCCATATTCAGCATACTGAAAGGCATCGAAGAACGCAGTGAGGTCATAATGAAAATACGCGGCGTTGGTCGTCGCGACAACATTCGCTATTTTTTGCATCATCTCCTGGTCGTTGATCCAAGCAATATTTCCCTTTCGACCTCCATAAGCTTTTATCTCCTGGCCTTCAACTTGTTTAGCCGCTCGTCCAATATCGATAATACTATTAACGAAATCTTCATTAAACGTCGCGGCCCGCATCCAGACCTCTTTGACCTGACAGATTTTCGGTATCTCGAACATCAATACCTCAATTCATTGATCAAGTTGTGAATATAAATCGCGTCACCTATAGTCGCCAGCTTCTTCGTATCCTGTTTTAAAAATGCCTCCATCTGGTCGCGAATACCGGGTTTCAACCCGCCAGGGCTTTCGTAGCGCCGCATCGAGTATTGAGGCTGGTAGCGCCGAAAGCCGCCACTCTCGATAATCTCCATCCGCCGGTAGACATTCAATTCCTCCAGCGGTGATAGCATTATACATCCGCCGTGGCGCGTCCTGATGGTGATACCTGATTTCTGGGGGTTGTTCTGAGTGATGGAAAGATGAATGGGGAAAGTTTTCAGATGTTGTTGATTAGGGCTTAGTACGGCGTCGAATGACCCCCAGTGTGAGTAGTTCTGCTTATATTCGATCTCCATTTCACCGAACAGATAATAGAGAAGATCAATCATGTGTATACTATACATCTCCATAAGGTACGGCGTGATACCCTTGTGCCGGATTTCCAGGTCTTCCGTCGCATCGGACCATACCGCCTCGACCGAGACGATTTCATGCCCGGTGATCTGTTTCTTAAGTTCCGCGACAGACCCGTAAAAACGGCGATTCATGGCGACGTATTTATTACTCCAGCTAATATCGATAACGTCATCCAAAAACACTGGTTTCTCAATCAGCATCGGCAAATCACAAGCCATAAGCTCCGGCATCATCTTCGGTATCACGTTCCACGGCGCGCAAACAATAATAGCGTCCAGATCGCTCTCCTTCAGGAGAAGCTCCCAGCCATTGGCGCTGTTATTGTTGTAGAGAAAGCCGTCTTTCGATGGGAACCCCTCGATGTTTTCAGAGGTCTTGCTGGTGACGGCGGTGAGAATAACCTCGGCCCCGAGAGCTTGGGCGGCCCGAGCGTGTTCGCGGGCCTGTTTACCCGCTCCGATAAAACCTAATCTCTTGAACATCCCATTCTCCCACTGCGGGCCGCGTGATCGCGATGCCGCGAACATTCTTAACACCAATAAAAAGAAAGGGCTAGTTCAATTAAGAACTAGCCCTTTCAGGGGAGTTGGCGAGGAAGCCAACAGGGAGGTCGTTTAAGCCGGTACGAACTCGATCATGACGCAAGCGTCTGCTTCGTTCGCATTGATCTCGGCGTCACCCATCTTATCCCATGCGATCTGGACCGCATCGCCTTCCGATACCGTATTGGCGCCGGTAGCCGTGGACTGATAGACCTCACCCGCACCTTGACCGGACTGGTCAATGCTGAAGGAAAGGCCGGTGACGAGAGTTCCGCCTTTAAGAACCCGGATCGCGCCAACTGTGGTCTGCACTTCACCGTTGGTGATCACCTTCGCTCGACGGATAACACCATCGAACGGAGCGGCTATATATTTTGCCGCCGCCACAAAAAGGTTCTCGATGTCGGTTACAAGCCACTGGGTTTCCCCAGACCCCATCTCGGTGGTAACAGTCGTACCCGAGACGGTATCGACGCGGAGGTTTGCAAGTCCATCGGAGGCGCTGACGAGGAGGATGTCACCGGCATCCAGCATATCCGAAGACTGCTGAAGAGTGGTGCTATCTTTCCCGAAGTAACCGGACGCCAAGACCGTCGCCAACGTGTCGGCGGTGGTCGTGTACCGATAGACCTTGTTGTTGTTGCCGTGCGCGACTAGCGCGAGGTTGGAAATATCGTATGCCATTTCGTTTTCTCCCGCTTACTGGTGCTGAATTTCGACGACACCTTGATCGTCGATCATCGCACTGCCGCCTGACATGGCGTGGTTGATGAAATGGGCGGCTCTTTCACCGACCCAGGTGATGTCTGCGGTAATACCCGGCGCCATCCCGTAGCCCATCGTGTCTTCATGATACAAGAACGACAGGTAAGTCGAACCGGACTTCACAAAGTTGGTGACGGACGACGGAACCCATACCGAACCCATCCACCGCTTCGCCTCTGTCCCGTCAAGCCACGGGTGCATGTTTCCGACAAAGTCGGAATTAGCGAACTCGGAAATGTTCAGCATGTCGTTCCAGGCATTCCAGCCAAGTGTGGCCCACATTTTACCTTCCTCGAACACGTCGTTGTCGCCGAGGGTTTCCATAGCCGACTGGATTTTACCCTTAGCGAGAGCGGCGGAAGCGTGAACTTCGATGTTCGTGGTCGTATCAAGAGTGGTAGCGAGTTGCTCGTCGATCTTCCGAGCCAGAGCGGCGGCACCGCCTTCGGCGATGACCCTGCGCTCATCGTGGTTGATCTTGGCCTCATCTAGCTTATCGACGTAATCTCCGGCGTAAAAATCAGAGAGTGTGACCTCAATGGGTGTGTGACTCTGATTCATGGGAGTTATGAGACCGTGGCGAGATTTGGTCGTCGCTACACCCTTACCAATCTTCTGGAAGGTAGTCGTGGAACCCACCACATTCGGCTTACGTCTGACCGTATTGATCAGCTTGGAAGTCTTCCGCTGGAAGGCTTCCTTAACCTCACGCTCGTATTGTTTGACGAACGATGAGTTAACGGATGTGGACATGATTTCTACTCCAAACCATAGTTAATACAAAGGGTTCAGTGCAGAACTCGGCAGGGTGGCCGATTTATCGGGGGAGGAGCGGGGTGGCCTTTCGGGGCCGCTTAATATCCCTGTATCGGGGCTTCCGGCTCTAACGTAAACGAGCGGGGCGCGAGACGCGGGTGGCCGCTAATTCTGCGACCACCTTACACGCCTCAATCTGACTTAGTCAACTTTTTAGACGCGCCTCAAATCTTCACCGACGATAGGCTCGTTACCGTGGAGAACTTCATTGATCTCGGCGACGCGTTTTTGGGTAGCCTCATTCTGCCAGTAGTCAGGTGTTTTCATGAGGTTATCCAGTTCCTTCTCAAGCGATCCCGTCTGTTGTTCGGTCATACCTGTTCTCAATGGGTCAGCAACCAAACGCAAACCGGCTTTGCTGAATGCTTCGAGGATCACGGGGTGGTCGAGCAAGAAGCGTCCACCCGATAGTTCCAGAGACTTCGCAGCGTCCATATTATCCCCCCAAATTTCCTCGTTATTGGAAAACTGAACCGCCGCCGCTTTATTACGGTCATAATTTTCGCCCCATTTGGATCGAAGTACAGCCTCGCTTTCTTTGGCGAACTCATCATCAGCGGTCTTATGAGCCGTGATAATCGCTTCCTCGTACTTGTTCCAGCCCGTATTCAACACCTTAGCCTGTTCGCTGGATATGTTGGCTTCGTGGAAGAGGCCAGACATAGCGCCGATAAAGTTGGCATCAGCCTCCTTACCCTCCATAGCGATAAGCTCATAGCCTTCCGGTTTTTCGGGAACACCCATTTTGTGACGATGTTCGGCTGTCTGTTCAGGAGACGCGTCTTCCGGCAACGGCGTGATCGCCGTCGAGAGTTGCTGACGCAATCCAAATCCAGCCTTCGCCATCTCCTCCGGCGTTGTATACCGAGCGGCGAATTTCTTTACGTCGTCGTCCGTGAAGTCATCATAGAATGCCGGAGATGCCGGAGCGTCGGCGAAAGCTTCGCCTTTATCTGCTTCTCCTTTATCTTTGGCGCCTTTATCTTCAGTGCCTTCGATATTTTCGGTGTTTTCGCTTTCGGTGCTTTCAGTGCCTTCACTTTCGACGCTTTCAATTTCTTCTGTTTCTTCTATATCTTCTTCAGCCATCACCACTCTCCTGTTTGATTTCCTCGGATGGATGCGGGCCGATTAACGCGGGAACCTCCGCCTTCAGTGCCGCCATGATCGCCCAACAAAGCTCTCGACGTCCTTCCAGGCGCTGGAGTTGTTCGTTGGACGCGGAACCGGCAGTGGCGAACACGCCACCCCAGTCAAAAATTTGAAAAAGAACGCGTTGCCCTGACGGACCTTCAAACGCCCTCATAAAATCAGAATGTTGTTCCCTGACCTTATAGTCTACTGGAACCGCCCCGCGTCGGACGAATTCCAAAAACGCTATAGGATCAGGGGTCAGT